CTGCTGCACCAATAAAACCCGCTGCAGCTCCACCTTTTGATCCAACAAATTTTCCAATTGTGCCTGTTGCTTTACTAGCAAGTTTTTCAAATATTTTACCAACGCCAAAACTCGCACCACCCATTGCACCTGTACTAGTAGCAACACTACCTGCACTTGCAGAAGCACTTATATCTCCATCCAATGTACCTTCAATTATACCCATAGTTTTTCTTGTATTCTCATTATAAGTAAATGAATCATTTACCTGAATGTCAGTAGGCATATACATTGATATTGAACCTTTAAATTGTCTTTTTGCCTGTGTTAAAAATCCACCTTCATTTGCTTCTTCAGCTTGTTCGCCTAAACTTTTTACATTTGGTCCTTTTGGTGCTGTATCTAATATAGCATATATTGTTTGACCTAATTTTTCATTAGCTGCCTTATCTTCTTGTGATGCTGCAACTAAGTCTACACCACTAGCAGCATTAGGAGCATTTTTAATAAACCTATTAGTTTGCGCCAATTTTTTAATACGGTTTTGTTTTTTATCAGGTTGTACTTCCATAAAATCAAACATAACAAATGGTTCAAATGATAAGTCATCTATTCCCTTTGGATCTTTAAGTCTTGATTTTGCAAATTCACTTGATTGATTTGTATTATAGTTAACAGTAACGTTTGCATCTTCTCCTACTGTTAAAGGATATTTTAATCTAAATGGATTTGAAGATGTATAAAATCCTCGTGTGACTTGTTCTACAAAATCTGGGTCATTGCCAAATGCACCAGCCTTTTGTTGTCTACGTTCGTATGCTATCTGGCTTTTTTCGAATTGATTCATTTTTAGTCCTTTAATTCGTTATATAGTTATTTATAACGATTTGTATAAATAGTTGTATGAAAAAAACATATTCTGGATCATGGAAACCTAAGAACCTTGCTAAGTATAAAGGTGATCCAAACAAAATACATTACAGATCATTATGGGAACGCAATGCATTTAGGTATATGGACGATGCAAGTTGGGTGAAGTGGTGGAATTCAGAAGAAACTGTTATAGGTTATATATGTGCAACTGATAATAAGCCACATAGATACTTTGTTGATCTTACCATTCGAACGAATACAGGTCGTACCCTCTTAGTTGAAATCAAGCCATCATCACAAACACAGCCACCTAAACGTAAAAAGCTTAATGAGGCTTTAACCTATATGAAGAATACATCTAAATGGAAGTATGCTCAAAAGTTTTGTGATGATCGTGGTTATGAGTTTCAGATATGGACTGAGAAAGAACTTGAAGCTATGGGTATCAAAACTATGACAATGAGATTCAAAGCAAGCAAAACAAAGACTGGCAAAAGAATATGGAAATCACTTAAGAAAAGAGTATAAATATAGTTATGATTAAAGAAGATAAAGGGATTTAATGGCTAGTTTATTCGACAAGTTAGAATCAGAAGCATTCCGTAAAGGATTACAGGCTCGTAGTAAAGAAGCTAATGACTGGTTTGCTAAGAATGTTTCAAAGCTTGGTAAGATCGGATCAGGTAAAATGTTAGGTGATGATAGATTAAGAAAACAGGCTGGCGCTTCTCCTGGTGATATGGTGATGTACACATATAATCCAAAGCACAAAGCAACATTACCATACTATGATACATTTCCATTAGCTATTGTTGTTGGTTCAGCACCAGGTGGATTCCATGCAATTAACTTACATTACTTGCCACCTAAAGTCCGTGCAATCTTCTTAGATAAATTAAACGATGTTGCGTCTAATCAAAAATTTAATGCAACAACAAGATTTAAGATTACTTATAAGTTGCTTATGGCAACAAAGAGCTATAAATATTTTAAGCCATGCTTTAAACATTATTTGACAGAGAACGTAACTTCAAATATAATGAAGGTTAATGCAGCGGAATGGAACATAGCAATATTTTTACAAACAGCATCATTCAAGAAAGCCAGTACGAGTAAAGTTTGGTCTGATTCAAGGAGTCAATACTAATGTCATTACCAGTAAGCATAGATACAATGAAGTCTACAATTAACCGTAGGGGTGGCATAGCACGAGGAAATAGATTTGGTGTGTATATTAACCATCCATCTAGAAGTATGAATAGCTTATTGAATTTTAATCCCGCAACGCTCTTGAGCAATTTAATTTCTGGTCAAGGGGTAAATGCTGGAGACTTTATACAAGATCCAAGAGATATGTTTTTATTATGTCAGTCTTGTACAATGCCTGGAAAGCGTATACTTACTACTGAAGCTACGCACAATCATCACAATACAAAGAAACCTTATTCAGCTGCAACTGATGAAGTGACTATGACATTCTTATTGACAAATGATTATTATATTAAAAAGTATTTTGATATGTGGCAAGAGATGATTGTAGATACTAGAACTGCACATTATAAAACATTTTATAAAAAAGAATATTCGACTGATGTAACAATACAGCAATTGAGTGCATCTAATGATGTAATTCCAGGATATACAATTGAATTAATGAATGCATATCCTATACAGGTTGGAGCAATAGAATTAAGTGAAGGAAATGAAGGTTTATTAGAATTAAGTATTACATGGGAATATGATAATTTTAAAAGTGTAGGATTAGTAGATGGATTTGAAGATGTATTAGGCAATTTACTAGGGATAGGAAGAAACACGTTAAGTGTATTTGATAGATTATTTTAATTTTTAATATGGAGTGAGATTGATATGTTACCTAAGTTAGTAACACCAAAGTATGATATGATTATACCCTCAACAGGGGAAACAGTAACATACAGACCATATGTGGTCAAAGAAGAGAAGATTTTATTAATTGCTTTTGAAAGCCAAGATGAAACTCAAATAGAGAAATCAGTTCTTGACATTATAAAGACATGTATAGAATCTAAGATTGATTTAAATAAATTAACAACATTTGATATTGAGTTTATGTTTGTAACCCTACGAAGTAAGTCTGTAGGTGAAGGTATTAAATTAAATATGCCATGCGAAGAATGCGAGCATACAAATGAAGTTAAAATTAATTTAGATGAATTAAATGTAGCAAATTTAGATGAAGAAATAGATAAACACATTAAGTTAACAGATGATATAAGTGTTGATTTGAAATGGATGGCTATGAATGATAGATTAAGTGGAGGAGAATTAAAAACTGAAACTGATGCTGTTATAAACTTAGTTGCTAAATCTATTGAAACAATTTATAGCGGTGAAGAAATTCATTCTACTAAAGATGTTACGAAGAAGGAAGTTGTTGAGTTTGTTGAAAGTTTGAATACTGATCAATTTCAAAGTATAACTGAGGTAATAGGTAAATCACCATATCTTAATTATAAGATGAAATTTGATTGTGATAAATGTGGTCATAGTCATGAGAGGGAGTTAAATGGATTAGCTGATTTTTTTCAGTAGCCCTTTCTCATAATAGCATATCACATTACTATAAGCTAAACTTTATATTAATGACACAACATAATTTTAGGTTAGATGAATTAGATAATATGATGCCGTGGGAAAGGGAAATCTATCTTTCTCTTTTAGACCAACATATTAAAGAACAAAACGAAAGGATGAAAAAACGAAATGGCTAAAACACAAGAAGCATTACTCGGTGAAGTAGTAAGTCTGTTAAGAAAACAGAATCAACTTAGTACACGCGATAGACTAAGAGAATCAGAAGAAGCTAAACGTCAAGAGAAACTAACAGAAGTTACTACTGATACCCAAGGAACAACTGGAACAATTGTTGATTCAGCTACTGACTTTCAACGTAGATTCTTAGCAGGACAAGCAAAAACATTTACTGATAGAGCTACTGGTAATAAGCCAACTGGTGCAAGACAAGAGGTAATGGAACAACATTTAGATAGTATTAAAGTTACTTTATCTAATCAACTTAAGTTTTGGCAAGAATTAATTAATCTTGGAAATCAAAGAAATAGTCTTTTGATGGAAGAAGCTAAGCTAGATAAAAAATTTAGATTAAATCAAATACGTAATGCAAATGAAGCACGATTAGAAAGTATTAATCCTCAATTAG